GTCTGTGGTTGGTCCCACTGGAGCTGAGATTGCAAGTTGCGATGCCAGAGCGAGCACGAAGATGCTGCTTGCGTTGAAAAATCAGAAAGTGAATGCTCTCCAGGCTTTTGCCGAGAGGGAACAAACTTTCAAGACTATCACGCAGTCAGCTACTAGTGTTTACGAGGCATTGCGATCTCTGAAAAGAGGCGATCTTAACGGAGCGGTGCGAGCCTTAGGTGGACGGAAGCCTTCGAGGAGAGCAGCAAAAGGGTTCAAGAAATTGTTCCCCACTGATCCCAAGTCGGCAGTCGCAAATCTATGGCTATCGTGGTCTTATGGCTGGAAACCCCTCTTGAACGATATTTATGGTACTGCTGAGCATTATAATCAGCAGATTACCAAGGATCGCGTTCTAAGGGCTACAGCTACGGTCGCAATTTCCGGCAAGTCAAAGGCTAATACAATTAAGCCAGTGACAGGTTGGGAGATGCGGCATACCACTACCCGCTCTTGGCGGTACTCCTGCAAGTTTGTAATCTTTTACAAAGTTGTAAATGATACCTCCAAAACCATCGCGCAGCTGGGATTAATGAACCCTGCTGTGATCGCTTGGGAGCTCCTGCCCTTCAGCTTCGTGGCCGACTGGTTCCTACCTGTAGGTAATTTTCTCTCTTCGCTAGACGCGACTGTTGGTCTCGTCTTTGTAAAGGGATGTAAGACTACCTGCAATAAGGCCAAAGCCTCGAAAGTGTCGGGTGCTTTTTCAACTGCACCGTTGAAGAAAGTCAGTGCTTCGGTGGTCGGGAACATTCGTACGGTTGCAATCTCAAGGTCAGCTCTCGCGAGCTTTCCCTCTGTGACTGCTCCCGTATGGAAGAACCCTTTCTCCAAAGCTCACGCTGCTTCAGCGATTGCTCTTGTAATTCAATCGTTTCACAAGAGGTAACCTCAATGGCAGCAATAGCAGCCAAAGTACTTGCTGACGGCCAAGCGGCCCCAGTGAATCACACTTTCTCCCCCGTCAATATTGAGGGGAGTCTCGCTAAGTGGCAGGACCGGGCGCCAGCAGTGGCTCTCGGATACCTGACGCTTACTCAGTTTCTGCGTCAACCGTCGAAAGACAGTCGTAGCTACAAGCTGAGTTTGAAGTGTGTTCTCCCCGTCCTTGAAGTCACTGCGCCTACGACGGTAACTGGCATTCAGCCAGCACCGACGAAAGCGTATGATCTCATTGGCGTTGTGGAGTTTGTGCTACCCGAGCGGTCGTCGTTGGCAGAACGCAAGGATATCTTGGCTTATGTCAAGAATATGCTTGCGCATGCCGACATTACTAACGCTGTTCAAAACTTCGAAACCGTGTACTAAACATACATGGCGACGTCGCCAGAACGGCGGAAATTCGACAGGGCTTTAAAACCTTGGCGAAACTCGGTGGGTACGGCAATTAAATGTGCCGCACCTATCATTTTTCATGAGTTGCTTACCAGGATTCTCAAGAAGTATTTTTCCTCTTGATTTCCTAGCCTGCCGCTCATGAGCGGTGTGTAGTACAACCCGGAGATCCTTTTTATGGCTAAGCCTATAAAAGTCGGTCCGCTTAAAGCGTACCGTAGCACACGCATGCGAAACTCTTCAACCGACGAGTTTGTGTTCAACTATTTGTCCTCGATCGACACGCCACGAGCTTTAGCTGTCTGGCTCTTGTATTCAAATCAAGAGCACGGCAGTCTACTGTCGCTGGAGTGTGATCCTGCATCGTACGAATGTGCGAGCAGGTTCCGAGACGACTACAATGCGACCAATTTTCTGTCTAAGGCCGTGTTTTTAAAGACGGCAATTGATAAGAAACAAGTTGCACTGGATAAGTTCTTCGAATTCGAAGAGCTATGTCGTTGTACGAATTTGAGATTCAGGAATCTATCTTTAGATCCTTTATATAGGGGATCTAACGTGTGGTTGCTTAACGCAACCATACGTAAAATAGCTAGGATTCTGGGCTCTTTTTCGGCGGACGAGTTTGTTGACACATGCAATTGGGGACCTGGTACCACCGCGACTCTAAAAGGTCCCGAGGTATCAGCCTTCAACAAGTTCCATTTAGAAAATGGAATAACGCGAGATCTCTATTCCCTGGTAGGCGGCATATTTTCTGTCGCTTACCCAGCGTGGGCCAGATTGTTTACACCTGCAGTTAGACCGCAGGGATATGACTTTCTTTTTCATGCCGGGAATGGAATTATGACAGTTCCTAAGAACGCGAAGACAGACCGCGTCATCGCTGTTGAGCCAGGAATAAACCTCTGGTTTCAGCAAGGTGTTGGCGGAATGTTAGCTCGACGACTTAGGAGAGTAGGAGTAGACTTAACTGACCAGGTGAGAAATCAACAACTTGCATGCCAGAGTTCAAAAGACTCTGAATTAGCAACTGTTGACTTTTCTTCTGCAAGCGATTCAATCGCACGGGCCGTTGTAGAGGAGTTATTACCTCCGCGATGGTTTGCGCTAATGGATTGTTGTCGCTCCAAGTACCGTGTAGACGGACAGATGGCAAAAAAGTGGGAGAAGTTCTCCAGTATGGGGAACGCCTTCACCTTTCCGCTGCAGTCGTTGATATTCTTCGCAGCAGCACAAAGCTGTTGCGAAATGCTGGGAGTTTCTCAGCAGGATATCTCCGTCTACGGGGACGATGTAATTATCCCTGTAGCCGTTTACGACCTCTTTTCGTCGTTCACTGAGTTTCTTGGTTTTCGCGTTAACGCCCGGAAAAGTTTCTCTTCTGGACCGTTTCGTGAAAGCTGTGGAGCCCATTATTACGACGGGATCAACTGTAAGCCCCTCTATCTTAAAGATAGGATCACGACCTTTGCCCACGTCTTCCGAACTGCGAATGCCGTAAGGCGCTTGAGTAACAGGATAGGGTCAAACCTATTCTGCGACGCTCGCTTCGAACGGTGTTTTCGGAAACTTAAGGAGCTGATACCTAAGCATTACAGGTATCAGATTTCCGATGGTTACGGAGACGGTGGCTTCATCTCGAATTGGG